AGATATTTTTACTTTTAGATCCGCCTACAACAACAGCACAAATGAAGAAAATAGGAATAGCACACGGTAAGCCTTATGTGTATACTCCTGAAAATGTGCAAGCTGCTAAAGATGAAATAATAAAGTACCTTAAACCATTCAAACCATCAATACCATTTACTGGACCAGTTGAGTTGCATGTCATATGGAGATTTCCTAAGGGCAAACGTCACAAACATAATGAGTGGCGAATAACCAAGCCTGATACAGATAATCTAGAAAAGCTTCTAAAAGACTGCATGACTGACTTAGGCTTTTGGAAAGATGATGCTCAAGTTGTAAAAGAGACCTGTGAGAAGAAATGGTCTGATGAACCCACTGGTATTTCCATCCAGATAGAAGAATTGGAAAAAATAGACGGAGGTAGCTAATATGGACAAGATTAAATACCTATGCAAATATCACAACCTACAGATTCAAGTCGAAAAGAAAAAAGAGTATATAAGTTTCTGCGAAGAAAGAAGTAATTCTATTCCAGGTCCTTGTTATGATAAGATTGGCACGAATCCTAGTCCTAACCTTGATGCACCTTTTGTTAAATGGATTTATAGAAGAATAGATGCTGAAGCTGAACTAAAAGAACTTGAAGAAAAGGCTCTAAAAGCAAAAATGGAAATCGAAGACTCAATAGCAAAACTTGATGATCCAGACTTAGAGCGTGTGCTTATCTATAGATACATCGACTGGAAATCATGGAAAGAGATATCTGAGAAGATGTTTTATTCATCGTCAACAGTGAGGCGCAAGCATGAAGAAGCACTTGATAAACTAGTAATAGAAAAATGAGCAGTCTTGGCAAGCTGTGGCAAGGCATGGCAAGTTGTGAAAAGGTACTAAGTGTGATATGATATAATTGGCAAAAGCCATAGAGAATAACAGGTCAACAGAGTCATGTCTGCTGGCCTTTTTTCATACTCAAAAGGAGGTAATGGAATGCCAACAAAACCAAAGAAACCATGTGCATATCCTGGCTGTCCTAATCTAACCTTTGATGTTTATTGTGAAGAGCATGCTGCCTTAAGAAGAAAGCAGTACGATAAGTACAACAGGTCTCCAAACCATGATAAGAAGTATGGCAACAACTGGAGACGTATTAGAGGGCTTTATGTTAAGAAGCATCCGCTTTGCGAACGTTGCTTGAAGGAAGGAAAAATCACACCTGTTGAAGAGGTTCATCACATCATACCTCTTTCTCGTGGAGGGACTAATCAATTCAGTAATCTAATGTCATTGTGTCAAAGTTGTCATACGAAGATTCATTACGAACTTGGCGATAGGAAATAGGGGTAGGGGAGTCGAAATCTCTACAACTAAAAATATAAAGACCGAGCCTGGGGTTTCGTGTGCAAAAATTGGAGTTCAAACGGGGTAATAGCCTCGTTTTATTTTGGAGGTGTAAAGATGGCTAAAGATGGAACAATGCGTGGCGGTCCTAGACCAAACACAGGACCAAAAAAGAAAGCATTAGCAGACAAGATAGTGGAAGGAAAAGCGGAACTTAATGATGGTGCAGTAATTCTTCCTGAGCCAGTCGATATTGAAGGTGTGGATATGCCACCAATAAAAGATTTTTTAAAAGCAAAACAAAAGAACGGAAAAGATATGTGTGCTGAGGAAGTTTATAAAAGCACATACCTTTGGTTGAAAAAGCGACATTGTGAAAAGTTAGTATCCACTCAGTTACTAGAGCAGTACGCGATGTCAGTTTCTCGTTGGGTTCAATGCGAGGAAGCAATATCAGAATTTGGATTTTTAGCTAAGCATCCTACAACAGGAAATGCTATGCAAAGTCCATACGTGGCGATGAGCCAAAATTATATGAAACAGGTCAATCAGGTCTGGTTTCAAATTTATCAAGTTGTGAAGGATAACTGCTCAGCTGATATAGGTGGCGCTAATCCTCAAGATGACTTGATGGAAAGACTGCTACAAGCAAGAAAGAGGTAAAATAATATGTTTGAAAAAGTAAACCCATGTCACCCTGATAAGGTGGCTGATAGAATTGCTGGTGCTTTGGTCGACTTAGCATACAAGCAAGAAGACAATCCAAGAATTGCAGTTGAAGTTTTAATTGGCCATGGCAAGTGCCATATCATTGCAGAAACTTCCGCATTTCTAGATTTAAATGATATTTCAAAAGCTGTTCATAGAATTGCTGGCGATATTCAAGTCGACTGTGTAATAGTTCCTCAAGACAGACACCTATCTGATAATCAAGAAGGTGCAATCAGATGTGGCGATAATGGAATCTTTAAAGGAGTGCCACTTACAAAAGAACAAAAAGAACTATCACAAATTGCACATAAGATATTTGCTGCTTATCCTTGTGATGGGAAATACATCTTAAATGGTAAGAGATTAATCATCTGCCAAAGCAATGCTGCAATTGAAGATTTAAGAAAAGAATACCCTGAAGCTGAGATTAATCCTTTAGGTTATTGGACAGGCGGAACTGATGTTGATACTGGTGCAGCAAATAGAAAATTAGGATCAGATATGGCTGATTCAGTAACTGGTGGTGGACTTCATGGGAAAGACCTATCTAAAGCAGATGTCAGTGTAAATGTTTATGCTTGGTTAAAGGCTCAAGAGACTGGTGTTCCAGTTGAACTATGCTGCGCCATTGGTGATGAGTACATTGACAGTAGACCATATGAAGAAATCGTAGCTATTGCACGTGAATTTATCTTTGACTTAGGAGGATTTGAGAAATTCGCTGAATGGGGGTTGGTATAATGAAGACTACAACTGAAATGACTTTGATTTCTATTGATAAGCTCATCCCTTATATAAATAATGCACGTACACACAGTCCTGAGCAAATAACAAAACTTAGGTCATCTCTTCGTGAGTTTGGATTTGTGAATCCTGTACTAATTGATCGAAGCTTTAATATCATAGCTGGTCATGGAAGATATGAAGCTGCTAAAGCAGAAGGCTATAGTGAGGTTCCATGTGTATATGTAGACCATTTATCTGAAGCTCAAAAGAAAGCATACATCATTGCTGATAACCGAATGGCAATGGATGCTGGATGGGATGAAGAATTATTAAAAGTTGAATTAGAGGCTCTTGAAGGAGAGTCTTTTGATTTATCTCTTACTGGTTTTGAAGAAGATGAACTTGCAGATCTTTTTAAATCTGATGAAGCACCTATTGAAGATGATGATTATGATTTGTCTGAAGCGTTAGAAAAGGCAGCATTTGTTGAAAGAGGTGACCGTTGGGTTGTAGGAAGACACGTTCTTTATTGCGGTGATGCTACAAACAAAGACGATGTTGATAAATTGATGGATGGTAAAAGTGCAAACCTAGTTCTTACCGATCCACCCTACGGTGTTTCATTCAAGTCAAGCTCTGGCCTAACTATTAAAAATGACTCAATGAAGAATGATGAGTTCTACAACTTCTTAAAATCTGCCTTTGATAATATGGTGGCTCACTGTGAGAAAGGGGCTGCTGGATATGTATTCCACGCGGATACAGAAGGCTTGAACTTTAGAAAAGCATTTATTGATTCAGGTTTTCATCTTGCAGGATGTTGCATCTGGGTTAAAGATAGCTTAGTTTTAGGACGTTCAGATTATCAATGGCAACATGAACCTGTGCTTTATGGATTTTTACAAAACGGAAAACATAACTGGTATTCAGATAGAAAACAAACAACTATCTGGAACTTCAAAAAGCCAAAGAGAAATGAAAATCATCCAACTTCAAAACCTCTAGATCTTTTATCTTATCCTCTCCAAAACAGTACAAGAGAGAATGCTATTGTTATCGATACCTTTGGTGGTTCTGGTTCAACTCTTATGGCTTGCGAACTATCAAATAGAATCTGCTACACGATGGAACTTGATGAAAAGTACGCATCAGTAATCCTTAGACGTTACGTTGATAATGGCGGAGATCCTGCTGGTGTTTACTGTATTAGAAATGGCGAGAAAGTTATGTATTCTGATGTTGCAAAAGAAGTCGCAAAGAGAGAAGGAACTGTGGAAGAAACATCCGCAAATGACTTGATATAAATCTCCTTTAGAGTGATATATACATAGCGCAAAAGGAGGTTTATAAATATGACGAAAGTTGAATCATTAAGACTTGAACTTGAAAGAATGTGTAAAGAAACTCAAACCAGATTATCTGGAATGCAAAAGCTAGTGGAGTACTACATCAGCTCACTTGGTTGGTCTGAAGAAAAAGCACTCCAATATGCACTTGCATTATTTCACAATGGCACAGTTACACAAATCAAATTATTAGGAAAAGATGGTGAGGAACTATGATGAATAGTATTCTCGAATCTTTAAGAAAGAAATACCCTAAAGGCACGAGGGTAGAATTAGTGAAGATGGATGATGTCCAAGCACCACCTGTTGAAACTAAAGGAACAGTAATTGGAGTAGATGACATTGGATCAATTATGGTTAATTGGGATAATGGAAGTTCACTCAATGTTGTTTATGGTGAAGATGTTGTGAAGGTTCTAAAAGACTAGAGTTTATATATCAAAGATATATAAAAATAGTTAAAAAATATACACAAAATGACTTGCTATTATGTCCTTTTAGAGTGATATATATACACGACGAAGGGAAGAAAAACCTTCAAGGAGGACAAAGAAATGAAGAACACAGAAAACCAAATCAACAACATGAAACAACAAACAATCGGAGTAGAAATTGAAATGAATTCAATTACAAGACAAAAGGCAGCAAGATTAGTTGCTGAGCACTTCGGAACAACAGCCTGGAACGCAGCAAGCGAATACGGATATTGCAGTTGGGCTTGCAAGGACCAACAAGGCAGAGTATGGAAATTCCAAAAGGATGTATCAATTGCAGGACCAGACGATGAGAAATGCGAACTTGTAACACCAATCCTTACTTACAGCGACATTGAAGATTTACAAGAGATTGTTAGAATCCTTAGAAAAGCAGGAGCAAAAAGCGATGCTTCAAGAATGTGCGGAGTTCACATTCACATTGGTGCAAAAGGACATACACCAAAAACAATGAGAAACCTTACAAACATTATGGCAAGCCACGAAGACCTTCTTGCAGAAGCCTTAGATTTAGATAGAAGCAGAATTTCAAGATACTGCAGAACAGTTGATCCAAGGTTCCTTAAGGCGGTCAATTCAAAGAAGCCTCAAACAATGAGCCAATTCGCAGACGTTTGGTACAAGAGCCAAGGCGAAGATTATGCAAGAAGCCACCATTACAACGGCTCAAGATATCACATGCTTAACTTCCACGCAACCTTCACAAAGGGAACAATTGAATTTAGATTATTCCAATTTGATGAACCAAAAGATGGAAAAGCAAATGGACTTCACGCGGGACAACTTAAGAGCTACATTCAATTATGCTTAGCCCTTAGCCAACTTGCAAAGGATGCAAAAGGAGCATCAGCAAAACCTCAACAACACGAAAATCCAAAATACGCAATGAGAACTTGGTTATTAAGATTAGGCTTCATTGGCGAGGAATTCAAAACAGCAAGAGAATTCTTAACAAAAAGATTATCTGGTGACTGCAGCTTCAGAAGTGGGTTAAGACCTGCTTCTCAAGCAATGTAAGGAGGTGAAGAAAGATGAGCAAATATTACTTAGCTTATGGAAGTAACCTCAACATCAGACAAATGGCACATAGATGCCCTACAGCAATTCCAGTAGGAACTGCGGTTATTAAAAATTACCGATTGATGTTCAAAGGCAGTCAAACAGGTTCATACCTAACAATTGAAAAAGCCAAAGGATATGAAGTGCCTGTAGCTGTATGGAAAGTCGAGGATGAGGATGAGCATTACCTAGATTGCTATGAAGGTTATCCTACCTTTTACTACAAGAAAGACATCGAGATAGATTTCATTAGCATTAAAAGAAAACTACCGCATCACGCAAGAGCATTTGTATATATAATGCACGAAGATAGAAAACTAGGAATACCAACAAAGCATTACGTAGGAGTGTGCTTAGAAGGTTATAAAGCATTTGGTTTTAATCCAGCGAGATTACTTGAAGCCATTAATTATTCAAAGGAGGAAGTCAAAAATGGAAACAACTAGAATTTGTCCTAAGTGTGGCAAAACCTATCGAGGACACCCTGCATTATCAAGGGTGGATAATGAAACGCCAATATGCCCAGAATGCGGAACAAGAGAGGCACTTGAAGGGTTAGGAATTCCACCAAAGGAAATAGAAAATATCATTCATACAATTCCAAAAGTTGAAGATAAATAAAAAAATGAAGTCGGCTACGGTCGGCTTTTTCTTATGACAAGGAGGAGGAATTTGTGAGAAAGCTAAAAAAATATGTTCCGACAAAGTTCAAAGCAAAAGACTCCACTTACGATAAAGAAGCAGCTGATTTTGCAGTGAACTTTATTGAATGTTTATGTCATACAAAAGGAACGTGGGCTGGTGAACCTTTTGAATTAATAGACTGGCAAGAACAGATTATAAGAGACGTCTTTGGAACTTTAAAACCAAATGGATATAGACAATTCAATACCGCCTACATTGAAATTCCAAAGAAACAAGGAAAGTCAGAACTTGCCGCAGCGGTAGCTTTACTTCTTACCTGTGGTGATGGTGAGGAAAGAGCTGAAGTTTATGGTTGTGCTGCTGATAGACAACAAGCATCGATCGTATTTGAAGTTGCAGCGGATATGATTAGGATGTGTCCTGCACTTAATAAAAGATGCAAGATTCTATCTGCAACAAAAAGAATAGTGTATTTACCTACAAATAGTTTCTATCAGGTTTTATCTGCTGAAGCATATTCGAAACATGGGTTTAACATTCATGGAGTTGTCTTTGATGAGCTTCACACTCAACCTAATAGAAAGCTATTTGATGTTATGACTAAAGGTTCAGGTGATGCACGTATGCAACCTTTGTATTTTTTAATCACAACCGCAGGAACTGACACGAAATCTATATGCTATGAAACACATCAAAAGGCAAAAGACATCATTGAAGGTAGAAAAAAGGACCCTACATTCTATCCAGTAATCTATGGTGCTGAGGTTGATGATGATTGGACAGATCCTAAAGTATGGAAGAAAGCAAATCCTAGTCTAGGAATAACAGTAGGTATCGATAAAGTAAAAGCTGCTTGTGAATCAGCAAAACAAAATCCAGCAGAAGAGAATTCATTCAGACAGCTTCGTCTAAACCAATGGGTAAAGCAAGCAGTCAGGTGGATGCCTATGGAAAAATGGGATGCTTGCTGCTTTGATTTTAATCCTGATGATTTAAAAGGTAGAGTCTGCTATGGCGGATTAGACTTATCATCAACAACCGATATTACTGCTTTTGTTTTAGTGTTTCCACCTAATGAAGATGATGAGCATTATTATATTTTGCCTTACTTTTGGATACCAGAAGATAACATGGACCTAAGAGTAGCAAAAGATCATGTGCCATATGATTTATGGAATGCACAAGGTTTTATTGAAACCACTGAAGGAAACGTAATTCACTATGCTTACATTGAGCATTTCATTGAAGAACTAGGACTTAAGTACAACATCAAGGAGATAGCTTTTGATAGATGGGGTGCAACAATGTTAGTGCAGAATCTTGAAGGATTAGGTTTTACTGTCGTTCCATTCGGTCAAGGTTTCAAAGATATGAGTCCACCCACAAAAGAACTAATGAATCTAGTTTTATCAAAAGAACTAAGGCATAATGGTCAACCAGTCTTAAGGTGGATGATGGACAATGTGTGTGTAAGAACTGATCCAGCAGGAAATATCAAAATGGACAAATCGAAGTCCACAGAAAAAATCGATGGTGCTGTGGCAACTGTTATGGCACTTGATAGAGCAATAAGAAACAAGAATGGGACTTCTGATTCGGTATACGATTCAAGAGGTCTTTTATTTATCTAGGAGGTAGCAAATGGGGTTATTTAAAAATCGATTTAAAGCAAGAGATCATCCGAAAGTTGAAGATAGAACTGCTGGTAGTTCCTATTCATTTTATATGGGAGGCTCAAGTGCTGGTAAAAGCGTAAATGAAAGAAGTGCAATGCAAATGACCGCAGTGTACGCATGCGTGAGAATTCTCTCTGAAGCAGTCGCAGGACTTCCTTTACACCTTTATCGATACAAAGAAGATGGTGGAAAAGAAAAAGCGATAGACCACAGTTTATATCATCTTTTACATGATGAGCCAAACAAGGAAATGAGTTCTTTTATCTTTAGAGAAACACTAATGACTCATTTGCTTTTATGGGGTAATGCTTATGCTCAAATCATTAGAAATGGAAAAGGTGAAGTCATAGCCCTTTATCCATTAATGCCAAATAAGATGAAGGTCGATAGAGGTGAAGATGGAGAGATTTATTATCTCTATTCAAGAAGTACTGATGAAGCCAATACAAAAGAAGACTCATCAGTAGTATTAACACCTCGTGAAGTTCTTCATATTCCAGGACTTGGATTTGATGGTCTTGTTGGGTATTCACCAATTGCTATGGCTAAAAATGCTATAGGACTTGCAATTGCTACCGAAGAATATGGCGCGAAGTTCTTTGCAAATGGTGCAGCACCAAGTGGTGTACTAGAACATCCTGGAACGATAAAAGATCCTAAGAGATTAAGAGAAAATTGGAACTCCACCTTTGGTGGTTCTGCAAATTCAGGAAAGGTTGCAGTTCTTGAAGAAGGAATGAAATACACTCCTATTTCGATATCTCCTGAACAAGCTCAATTTTTAGAAACAAGAAAATTTCAAATTAATGAGATAGCTCGAATCTTTAGAGTGCCACCTCATATGGTTGGCGACCTTGAGAAGTCGAGCTTTTCTAATATAGAGCAACAGTCTTTAGAATTTGTGAAATACACACTTGATCCTTGGATTATCCGTTGGGAACAAAGTCTTTCTAGGTCTTTACTCAGTCCAGACGAGAAGAAGACATACTTTTTCAAGTTCAATCTAGAAGGCTTGCTTCGTGGTGATTATGCATCTCGAATGAACGGATATGCGACAGCAAGACAAAACGGATGGATGTCCGCAAATGACATAAGGGAACTTGAAAATCTAGATAAGATTCCTGCTGAACTTGGTGGGGACTTATATCTAATCAACGGCAATATGCTTCCGCTTAATAACGCAGGAGCTTATGCAAATACAAATAAGGAGGAGGAAGCCGATGAAGAAGTTTTGGAATTGGAAAAATCAAGCGGAAACAGGCGAAAGAGTACTCGAACTTAACGGAACGATAGCGGAGGAGTCATGGTTTGATGATGACATTACTCCACGAATGTTCAAAGAGGAACTCTTGTCAGGAAGTGGCCCAGTAACAATCTGGATTAATAGTCCTGGAGGAGACTGTATCGCTGCTTCACAAATTTATTCAATGCTAATGGATTATAAGGGTGATATCACAGTCAAGATTGATGGTATTGCTGCGAGTGCTGCATCAGTTATTGCTATGGCTGGAACAAAAGTCGTAATGGCACCAACTGCACTCTTAATGATTCACAATCCATCAACTACAGCTATGGGTGATCATAGAGACATGAAAAAGGCAATTGAACTATTAGATCAGGTTAAAGAATCAATCATCAATGCCTATGAAATCAAGACGGGAATGTCAAGAACAACTCTAAGTCACTTAATGGATGCAGAAACGTGGATGAATGCAAACAAAGCCATCGAGCTTAAATTTGCAGATGAGATTTTAGAGGACGATAAAAAGAAATCCTCTGATGTTAGTTTTGCATTTTCAGCTCATGAGTTTGCTACAAACTTGCTAAACAAAATCGCAAGTAAGGAAAGTACAGAGCCTATAAAGACTGGCAGAAAAGTCAGTGAGCTTAAGAACGAGCTCTCAAAAATCAAAAAATTAATTTAATGGAGGATAACGAAGATGACTTTAAATGAAATGTTAGAAAAGAGAAAAAATCTCTTAAACACAATGGATGGGTTCTTAGATACCCACAAAAACTCAAATGGTGCTTTATCTGCTGAGGATGATGCTACCTATTCAAAGATGGAAAAAGAATTCGATGAATTAACTGCTTCCATCACACGTGCTCAAAGACGTGCAAATATGGAAATGGAAATGAACAAACCAGTAAATGCACCTATTACAGCAAAACCAATGGTTATGACAGAGCAAGAAGAAAATACTGGTAGAGGTTCAAAAGCTTATAAAAAGAACTTCTGGAATGCGATGAGAAGAAAACAAATGACTCCTGAAATGTCAAATGCTCTTCAAATTGGCACTGATTCAGAAGGCGGATTCCTTGTACCTGATGAATATGAAACTACTTTAGTTGAGGCTTTGGAAGAAGAAAATATCTTCAGAAAATTAGCTCACGTAATTAGTACTTCATCTGGTGACCGTAAGATTCCTGTTGTTGCTTCTAAAGGTAGTGCATCTTGGGTTGATGAAGAAGGAACAATTCCAGATAGCGATGATGCATTCAGCCAAGTTTCCATTGGTGCATATAAGCTTGGTACTTTAATCAAAGTTTCAAATGAACTTTTAAATGATAATGTATTTAATCTTGAATCATACATCTCTAAGGAATTTGCTAGACGTATCGGTGCTAAGGAAGAAGATGCATTCTTCAATGGTAATGGAACAGGAAAACCTGTAGGTATTTTCAATGCTACTGGTGGAGCAGAAGTTGGTGTTACAGCCGCTAGTGCTACTGCAATTACAGCAGATGAAATTATCGATTTATTCTATTCATTAAAAGCTCCATATAGAAAGAAAGCTGTATGGATTTTAAATGATGCAACTATCAAAACAATTAGAAAGCTTAAAGATAACAATGGTAACTACTTATGGCAACCAGCATTAACAGCTGGAACACCAGACACTATTTTAGGTAGACCTGTGTATACTTCAAGCTATGTTCCAACAATTGCAGCTGGTGCAAAAACTATCGCATTCGGTGATTTCTCATATTACTGGATTGCAGATAGAGCAGGAAGAAACTTCAAGAAATTATCTGAGCTTTATGCAGCAAATGATCAAACAGGATTTGTTGCAACTCAAAGAGTTGATGGTAAGTTAATTCTTCCAGAAGCAATCAAAGTCTTAAAGATGAAGGCATCTGCCTAATTAGTAAGTGGAGGTAGCAGTTATGATAGCGAATGAATTATTAAAACAGGTGAAAGATAACTTAATCATAACATTCAACGACGATGACAGTCTGATTCAAAACTTCATAGCTGCTGCCATCACCTATGCAGAAGAATATCAGCATAAAGACTTAGGCTATTATGAAAACAATGAAATGAGCGAAACCACCAAACAAGCAATCGTAATGCTTGCAAGCCATTTTTATGAAAGTAGAGATGGTTCGACTGGTGGTTTCTTTGCTGATAATACTAATGCTGCAAACAATGTATGGATAACAGTCAATAGATTATTACTTTTGAATAGGGAGTGGAAGGTATGAGTTTAGGATTAATGAACAAGCCTGCAAAACTCTGTGAGAAGGTTTCTAATATCGATTCTGAGGGCTTTTCTGGGCGCACTGTGGCCTTTGTTTGTGATATTCGAGTGTTTGTTGAAGGAAGACACGGAAGCGAACGTTGGGCGAATTTGGCGGCTTTCTCGGAAGCAACTGAACTCTTTAGATTTAGAGCAATTCCAGGAGTTGAGGTAACTACAAAGCAATTCATTCTTTTTGAAGGTAATGAGTACAACATTCTATCTGTTGAAAACGTCAAAGGCAGAAATATGTATGTTGAGGTTTTAGCAAAAAGGGTGGTGGCATCAAATGGCTAAGTGTATTTGTAAGATGCCTGAAGATCTTTTGAAAAAATTATCCAGACTAGGAAGCAAGATGGATTCGATAACTGAAGAGGTTCTTCAAGTTGGCGGTGAGGTTGTCTTAGACAAAGTCAAATCTAATCTTGAAGGTGTATTAAGTGGTGAATCGACTGGTGAACTTGCTTCATCATTAGGTCTATCAAAAGTATTAGTTGGTAAAGATGGTAATGCCAATATTAAAGTAGGTTTTGCTGAACCTAGAAAAGATGGTAAAACCAATGCGATGATAGCTAACATCATCGAATATGGAAAGGCAGGACAACCTGCTAAGCCATTTTTAAAGCCTGCAAAAACATCATCAAAAAAGCCATGCATTGACGCAATGACTAAAAAACTAGAGGAGGAAATAAAGAAAGCATGAACATTTTGTCTCAAGTGAATTCACTCTTATCTAGATTAAACATTCCTGTTGAAACAGGATCAATGAAAAAGGTTGCAAGTGAAAAATATATCGTGCTTGTGCCTTTATCTGATTCTTATCCAATATCCGCTGATAATCTACCTATTGTAGACTTGCAGGAATTAAGAATCACGATTTTCTCAAAAGAGAATTATATAAAACTTAAAAACCAGATTATTTCGCTATTTCTTAGCAATGAACTATGTATAACTGATAGGAAATACAATGGTTATGACGCTGATACAGGCTACTATCAGTACACAATAGACGTAGCCAATAACTATGAAATTGAGGAGGATAATTACTAATGGCAACAATTGGTTTAGACAAATTATTTTATGCTTCCATCACAGAAGATAAGGATGGAAACGAAACATACGGTACTCCCGTTCAACTTGCAAAGGCTATCTCTGCTGATTTAAGTGTTGAACTTAATGAAGCGACTTTATTTGCTGATGATGGCCAAGCTGAAGCTGTAAAAGAGTTCAAAAGCGGTACCTTATCATTAGGAGTTGATGATATTGGAACTGAGGCTGCTGCAGGATTAGTGGGTGCAACAGTCGATAAAAATGGTGTACTAATCTCTGGTGGGGAGGATGCAGCAAAGCCTGTGGCTATTGGTTTTAGAGCAAAGAAATCAAATGGCAAATATAAATACTATTGGCTTTATAGAGTTTTATTTGGTGTTTCTGCTACAAACCTTGCTACTAAAGGGGATTCTATTACTTTCTCAACTCCAACAATTGAAGGAACAATCTTCAGAAGAAATAAAGTAGATGGTAAAAATAAACATCCTTGGAAAGCTGAAGTCACTGAATCAGAAACAAATTCAAGCGTTATTAGCAAATGGTATACAGAAGTTTATGAACCTGTCTACGATGAAGGAGGTAGCATCTAATGGCTGACGAAAGAAGTGCTGTTATCAAAATTGGTGATAACGAATATGAGCTATTATTAACCACTAAGGCAACAAAGGAAATCGCAAAGAAATATGGTGGACTTTCTGATCTTGGTGATAAGTTAATCAAAAATGAAAAATATGAAGACGCTATTAACGAGTTAGTTTGGTTAATCACTACACTAGCTAATCAACCTATTCTTATTCATAACTTTAAGAACAAAGATAATCCTAAGCCACTCTTAACTGAAGATGAAGTTGAGTTATTAACAACTCCTACTGACTTAGCTTTATATAAGAATGCAATTGTTGAAGCTCTTTATAAAGGAACAAAAAGGACTGTTGAGAGTGAAGAATCAAAAAACGCAGTGGGCGAGTAAGTGACGAAGAGTTGTTTACTCGTCTTTTATATTATGGCTTGAGTCAGCTACACCTTTCACAGGATGAAGTTTGGTTCATGCCTTTTGGTCTGCTTTTGGATTTATGGGAATGCCATAAACAATATAACGGTATTTCAAAGCCAAAGGTAGAAAGATTTATTGATGACATTATTCCAGATGGCATATAGAAGGAGGTGAACGCAAATGGCAGATAATTTTGGATTGAAAATAGGTCTTGAAGGTGAAAAGGAATTCAAAGCATCATTAGCTCAAATCAACCAGTCCTTCAAAGTATTAGGTTCAGAGATGAAACTTGTTGATTCTCAATTCGACAAAAACGATACATCAGTTCAAGCTCTTACTGCTAGAAATGGTGTACTTGAGAAATCAATAGAAGCTCAAAAAACAAAAATTGATGTATTGCGTTCAGCTCTTAATAATGCAGCTGAGTCATTTGGTGAAAACGATAAAAGAACTCAAAGCTGGCAGATCCAATTAAATAATGCTCAAGCAGAACTCAACAAAATGGAAAAAGAGCTAAAAGAGAATAAATCGGCTCTTGAATCAACTGGTGATGAAATGGATAAAACCAAAAAGTCAGCAGATAAAATGGGTGATGAAATTGAAGATGTAGGAGAACAAGCAGATGACTCATCTTCAAAAATGGAAGCGTTAGGCTCTGTTTGTAAAACAGCAAGCGTTGCTATGGCTGCGGCATTTGCGGCGGTTACAGCGGCTGCTGTGGCGGCAGGGAAGGCTTTAGTTGATATGACAAAAGAAGGTGCTGCCTTTGCTGATTCAGTTTTAACTCAAAGTACAGTTACAGGTATTTCTACTGAAAAGCTTCAAGAATATATGTATGCTGCAGAACTTGTTGATGTTTCTGTTGAAACCCTTACTGGTTCAATGAAGAAGAACATCAATGCCATGAAGAAGGCACAAGAAGGTTCATCAACTTATGTTGAAGCATATGAGAAATTAGGCGTTGAAGTAATGAATGCTGATGGAACTTTACGTGATAGTGAAGAAGTCTACTGGGAGATTATTGAAGCATTAGGAAAAGTTGAAAATGAGACTGAACGAGATGCACTTGCAATGGCTCTATTAGGAAAGTCCGCTACTGACCTTAATCCATTAATTGAAGCAGGCGCAGAAAAGATGGAAGAACTAGCTGATAAAGCACACGATGCAGGTTATGTAATGAGTGATGAGATGTTATCAGCTTATGGAAAACTTGATGATCAGCTTCAATATTTAAGTGTTGGAACAACAGCAATGAAGAATGCTTTAGGCACTATCTTGCTTCCTATTCTTACTGACTTAGCGACTGATGGTGTATCTTTGCTTGGTGAATTCACTAATGGTATAAGGGAATGTGATGGTGATATCTCAAAAATGTCAGGAGTCATCAGCGAGGTTTTACCTAAGTTTCTGGGTATGATTTTGCAGTATATCCCTCAAATAATGGACCTTGCTATGATCATTGTTTCATCAATTGGAACGGCAATAATGGACAATCTTGATATCATAATCGATACTGCAACAAAGATAGTTTTATCGTTATTAAATGGATTAATTTCTGCTTTACCAAAGATAGCAGAAGGAGCATTAAAACTAGTTCTTACTTTAGTAAAAGGATTACTAGCAAACCTACCTAAGATACTTCAAGCCGCAGTTCAAGTAGTAGTTACATTAGCAAAAGGTATTGCGGCTGCTTTACCAGAATTAGTTCCTACTATTGTGAGTGTGGTTGTTGAATTATGTCAAACATTGGTGGATAATCTTCCGCTTATTTTAGATGCAGCATTACAACTTATCACAGGACTTGCTGAAGGACTAATTGAGGCGATACCAATTTTACTTGAAGCATTACCAGAACTAATCATCTCAATTGTTGATTTCTTAGTTGGTGCAATTCCTCAAATTATCGAAACGGGTATAACCTTATTTACAAGTATCATTGATGCTCTTCCAGAGATTATTCAAACAATCATTACAGCTATACCTCAAATCATCAATGGAATTATAACTGCTATTGTTGAGAGCTTACCACTTATCATTCAAGCGGGAATTAATCTCTTTACATCAATAATTCAAGCCTTACCAGAAATCATCGAAATGATACTGACTGCAATTCCTACAATCATCAGTTCAATAATTAACGCTCTAATTAGTAATTTGCCGCTTTTAATTAATGCTGGTGTTCAGTTATTTACTTCATTAATTGCGAACTTGCCAACAATTATTATTGAGATAGTTAAGGCAGTTCCTCAAATTTTATCATCTATAATAAACGGCTTTGCTACAGGCTTTTCTCAAATGGCTGATGTCGGTAAAAATCTAGTAAAAGGACTATGGGAAGGTATCCAAAGTTTAGCTGGCTGGATATGGGATAAAGTTTCAAGTTGGGCTTCTGATTTATGGGATGGAATTAAAAACTTCTTCGGTATTCATTCACCTTCTAAGAAGATGTCATGGATTGGCGATATGTTAATGGAAGGTTTAGCAGGAGGTATTGATGAAAGTGCTTCTGATGTTATTGACTCAGCTAATTCAATGACAAAAGATTTAAATTCTGTATTTAATGATCTATCCGCTGATATGAGTGGTGTTCCTACAAACTTTAACGTTTCAAGTACTACAGGAACAATAAGAGATGGAATTAAGCAAGCCTCAAGCGGTCTAACATTGCAACTCCAAATAGAGAATTTTAATAATTACTCGAATGAAGATATAAATAGTCTTACAGAAGAGATTATGGAAACAGCAGCAAGCTTTACAAGAAGGAAAGGAGTGATTTACGGATGAACTACTTCATTTATAACGGAATAAAATCATCTGACTTGGGTGTATATATTCAAAATAAGAATACTTTTTCTAGTCCCAAATATGATGCAAGTTTTGTATCTATTCCAGGCAGAAATGGCGACTTGATTTCTTCAAATGGTAGGTATCCTAATTCATCCATTTCCTATACTTGTTTCATTGTTGCAAAGTCCATTGAAGAATTATCTGATAAAGTAACGACTGTGAAAAATTGGTTATATAAAGAGCCTGACAGATATCATGATTTGATAGATAGCTATGATTTAAAATTCAAAAGAATTGCTCTATTTAACACAAAACTAGATATCTCTGATGAAGTAAACAAGATAGGAACATTTACTGTAGTGTTCTCTTGCAAGCCTCAAAGATATCTAGTTTCAACTCTTGAGAAAGAAACCTATACTGAAGAATTTGTAGTTAATAATCCATATTCGCTTAATGCAAAACCATATTTGAAGATTTATGGCAGTGGAGACATTACTCTTACAATAAGCTCTCCTGGAAATAATAAAATCTGGATTATGAATAATGTTGAGGATTACATAGAATGTGATTCTGAAACAATGAACTTTTATAAAGATACAGAACTACAAAATAGCAAGGTAACTGGTGATGACTTTCCAGAACTTTTTACTGGAGATAATTCTATTGCTTGGAAGGGTGATGTTACTAAAGTTGAAATCATAAAAAGGCTGGTGAGCTTATGATACCTATTTTATTTCAAGAAACTGCGACTGATTTTACAACGTTTGGTATTGGTGTTTTAAGAGAATGTACAAGCTGTGAAGTAACAGAAGAAAGAAATGGATCATATGAACTAACCTTAAAATATCCAACAAGTGGTGATCTATTTTCTTTTTTAAAGAATGAAAGAATAATTGTAGCTAAACCAAATGATTTATCAAAGAACCAGGCTTTTAGAATTTATAAAATTACTACTCCATTAAAAGGTGAAATAACAGTATACGCTCAACACATTTCATATGATTTAGCAACCATTCCTGTTATGCCTTTTGATATAGAAAACGCTAGTCCTCAATATGCAATGGACCAAGTGTTCCTTCATTCATCAATTCCTAATAATTTCTCGTTTAGAACTGATTATTTAACAGTTAAGCAATTTACTGTTCAAAAGCCTGTAAGCATAAGAAGTTTATTAGGTGGAAGCAAAGGCTCAATTCTAGATCAATGGGGTGGAGAGTTTGAATGGGACAATTTTAAAGTAAAACATTATAGCCAAAGAGGTAGTGATAATGGTGTAGTTATTTCCTATGGGAAAAACCTAACTAAACTACAACATGAGTCAGATATCACCGATATTTATACACATATTTTACCTTATAGAGTAATCAAAGATGATAACAATAGAGAAACAGTAGTAACTCTTCCAGAATTTGTCCTTCCACTTACTAAAACAATTCTCAAGGTTGGAAAAGTTTATATAAGAGATTTCACTGAGGATTTTAAAGAAGATGAAAGAATAACTGAATATGAACTTAGAACTAAAGCAAATATCTGGATTAAAAATCATCCTCTTGGAGTAGAAAATCCAAGCATTGATATTTCTTTTGAACCTTTATGGAACCAAAACGAATATGCAGCAATTCACGAAAGATTATCACTTTGTGATACGGTGACAGTTAAGCATTCGATACTAGGCATTACTGCTAAGATGAAAGTGGTAAAAACAGTCTATGATTCTTTGAAGGGAAAATATAAATCCATTACTTTAGGAACTTTAAAAGCTAACCTTACTTCAAAGATAAATGATCTAGAGAATGTAGTTGAAGATACACAAAAGTCAATTGATAGATTACCTAGTTTACTAAATTCAGCTATTGATAATGCTACAAAACAAATAACTGGTAATAGAGGAGGAACTGTAGTACTTCATTCAAATTCAAATGGATCTCCTTATGAATTATTAATTATGGACTCTGATGACATAACTAAAGCAGTTAATGTGTGGCGTTGGAACTTAGGGGGTCTAGGTTTTTCAAGTCATGGTTATAACGGGCCATATGAAACCGCGATTACTGGTGATGGTGCAATTGTAGCTGATTTCATCACTGCTGGTACTTTAGCTGCAAATATCATTAAAGCTGGAACACTATCTAGCAACGATGGTAGTTCTTATTGGAATCTAGAAAGTGGCGAAGTAGTACTAAGGGCGTATGCAACAACCGCATCAGTGGAAGAACAAACTAGTCGAATTGATAACATTGAAGAACAAAAAATGTATCGATTAGTCATCAGCTCTTCAAACGGAAATATCTTCAAAAACGGAAATATATCAACAGTGCTTTCTGCGACAGTCTTTTCTTGGGATAAAGATGTCACTGATGAACTTGATGATAATCAGTTTATATGGACTAGGGTGTCTTCAGATACTGAAGCAGATAAGGCTTGGAATTCAGCTCATTTTGGTGGAACAAAATCTATCACCATTACAAGCGATGATGTTAAGGCAAGAGCAACCTTTTATTGTGACCTCATCGATACAACAACAAGAGAAAGCCTACTAGGCTAATTAAGGAGGATTATTAAAATGTCTAAAGCACAAGGACAATTTACAATTATTGATTATAATGATGCCTTAACCTTAACAGGTTATATAGGCTCAAATCTTGCAAAAACACAGATGTTCAATCCAGACAATAGCACGTATTCACCAGACTGGGCATCAACCAATCTAGTATTAACACCAAGTTTATATATTATTGGTACAACAACAGACCAAATAACATCGACAAATGTCCAATCAGTCAAGTGGTATGTTGGTTCATCAACAACCGCAATTGCAACTGGTGGTAATTATGCTTTATCTGGTACAAAGAACCATATCTTAACAGTTAAAGGAAATACTATGGCTGGACTTCCTGGAATTGATTATAGATGTGTTATCACTTATAAGGACTCTTCTACAGGTCTTGAAATAACTCATCCACTTACTATTTCATTTTCAAGAGTAGTAAATGGTGGCGGTATTGTCGATTTGCTTGTTACTACACCTTTAGGAAATGTATTCAAGAATTCTGAAGTTGCAACGTTAACTGCAAAAGGAGAGTTATGGCGTGGTTCAAGTGTAGATACAACTAATGTTACTTATAAATGGGCCATTATGGATTCATCAGTTTCGTCAACTTCATCAGCAGGATATGATGCTGACTTTGGTGTCGGTTGGTATAAGCTTTCTGATACTTCTGGAAAATATACTGGAACAACAACCGCAACGATAACTGTGTATGCTTCGGCAGTCGAATCATATGCAGTATTTAAATGTTGTTGTAAAGATACTGATTCAGCTTCAGCAACTTATAATTCAAAATTTTATGACGTTGCTACATTCATTGATAATGCAGATCCACTTCAAGTTCAAATAACATCAACAGGTGGAGACGTATTCAAAAACGGAGTAGGAAGCACAGTATTAAAAGCAGTTGTATATCAAGCTGGAGTTGAAGTAGATGCAGCAGGTTCAGGAACTTATACTTGGACGAAATATAACAAAGATGGTGCTATTGATACTAGCTGGGGTACAAGCGGAAAGAAGACAGGTAAAACATTATCCGTTTCAAGCTCTGATGTAGCAACAAAAGCAACTTTTATGGTTGAAGTAGTGATTTAAGGAGGATGATATTATGAAGTCACAGAATCAATTTACAATCTATTCATTGAATGATGTGGCGACTCAGTCAACTGCTCCAGAAAATCCATATAAAGGTCAGTTATGGGTGGATACTTCAAAAACTCCGCCCGTAACTATGGTCTATAACGGCGCTAAATGGGTAGAACAAAATGGCACTGATACGATAAGAACATCAGTAAAGACCGTTGAAGAAAAACAAGCTGAGTTCAAAACAAATCTTGATGGATTAACTAGTACTGTAGGTACTCAAACAAAAACAATAGAAACCATTGAGTCAGATATTGATGGAATACAAGAAGATGTGACTTCTATTGAAAGTGAAGTATCAACTCTAAAACAAACTGCAACTAATATCTCTGCAGAGGTCTCAAAGAAAGCCGATAGTGCGTATGGAAACTCTAACTCATCATTTGGTTGGAAACTTGATAGTAGCTCTTTCGAACTTTATGCTAGTAAGAAAACAGTAATGAAAGCCACCTCAACAGGACTTGATGTAACAGGCAAAATTACCTCAACAGAAGGTTCGATTGGTGGCTTTACTATTTCTGATAAAGGTATTTATAAAGGTGTAACATCGTTTAATGATACAAGTCATAATGGTGTATATGTAGGAACTGATGGTATTAGAGTTGGTCCTAATTTCACAGTAGATCCGACAGGAACTGTCACAGCAGTAGGTCTAAAGATTAACCTTACAGATACACAAAAGACTGAACTTAAAGGTGAAAAGGGCGATACTGGTGCAACGGGTAGTCAAGGACCTAAGGGCGATAAAGGAGATACTGGCGCAACTGGTGCCACAGGTTCACAAGGTCCAAAAGGTGATAAAGGCGATAAAGGTGCTACAGGAAGTCAGGGACCAAAAGGGGATACGGGTTCTACTGGACCTCAAGGCCCTACAGGTGCAACAGGACCACAAGGTCCTACTGGTCCACAAGGTCCAACTGGAGCGACAGGTCCTCAAGGTCCTGCTGGTTCAGATGCTACAGTGAATTGGACTAACATTTGTAGTGCTTTAGCAGGCTCTAAAAACTCTGAAGGTGCATCAAGAGGTATCTATACGAGTGGTGGATATGTGTATGTTTTGGCGGATGCAATTGATGCTACTTGGGTTAATTCAGGTATACTTTCTGCTCTTCAAGGGAAGATCGGTGGTTTTACAATTGACTCAAATAGACTTTATGCAGGAACTCCTGGAACAAGTAGTGGTATAGAACTATCGTCTGTTGGTTTAATCGCATATAAGTCAAATAACCAAGGAGTAGCATCATCGTATGCAGTAAGCAAAATAACAGTAAATAAAGCAACAAATCTTACTGTATATATCCGTTCTTATGCAGAGTCAAGTTTTGACTATACAATGATTTCAACTCCAAATGCAGCATCATATCCAACTGTTTATTCAAGTAGCTATGTAAAAGCTCATACAAGATCAAATCAAAATAGCAGTTCAGCTTTAACTGGTTATACAAAAGTTGAGTATTATGGTTTGAAACAGAATGACTATATTTATATCGTTTATAGGAAAGATGGAAGTGCAGATGTTGGAACTGATACTGGTTATCTCTTGATTCCAGAAACAACAGATATTTCTATTACAACAGGTGGTGGCACTTATTACTTTGTAAGAGATAGTTCATTTGATATTAAAGGTGCATCAATTAAGGTGGGTAGTAATTTTAGTGTTGATAGTACTGGAGCAATTAAATCAACTAGCGGAACTATTGGAAACTTAAGTATTACTGGTAGTGGTTTATCTTACAACGGTTCGTGGGCATCACATTTTAGTATTGGTTCAGAATCGTCTGATTCAAGAATGCCTACTTATGCAATATTTGCAAGAACACAAAGAATAGATGATTGCATTATGGGATTTAAAAACAACTCTTATGGAGAAAATTTCTGGGTTGAATTTAGACCTGAAGGATATTGCACATATATGTCTAGCGATGCTGAGGACGCTTCTCTTACTGGTAAAATCCCTTATAACCAAATGAATAAGATTTGTTGGCTTAATTCACCACTTGGTTCTGCTCATACTGGAAGTAGTGCTACTTGTCCTCAAATAATCGTTTTTAATGCTTCTGTTAGTAACGGAAGTTATCAAACATATGATCTAACCGCCTATGGAATTAATGAGATAATCGGTGCTCAGTTAACTGAAAGGGATACACCATCAACAGGTTCAAATAACCAATGGTTCTCAATTAGTGGTAAGAGCATAACGGTAAGAAATACTACTGGTGGAAAGAAGACATATTCATTATTAGTTATCGCAGTTTAGGAGGCACGTATGAAGAAAGTAAAAATAAACAAAGAAGGCTTTTTAGAAAGCATATACATTTATGATGCCACCATTGAAATCGAAGTTGATGATGAACTTTATGAAACTCTTATGTGTTGCAAAATAGGTAAGAATTGGAGGCAAATAAACGGAGTATTTCATATGGTTGATCTTTTAAATGATCAGGTTATTAGAGAAAGAAGAAATGTCGAATGCTTTAACTTAATCGATAATCGTTCACCTCTTTGGTGGAGCCATTTATCTGAAGAAAGAAAAAAAGAGCTAGATGCTTGGTATGAGGCTTGGCTAGTTGCAACAGAAACAAAAATCATACCTGAAAAACCTACGTGGTTAAATTAGGAGGACTTATGGATTTAGCACAAACAATAATTACAATTGCATCTGTTATAACGGCTCTTGGAGTAATCTTCGGAGTCGTTTTTACTATCTATAGATGGTATCTCAAAAATGAGAAACAAGATGATTCGATAAAAGAAATAAAAGCAGAACAAAGCATACTTACTAAAGGCGTGCTTGCCTGTCTTAAAGGGCTCCATGAACAAGGTTGTAATGGACCAGTTACTCACGCAATTGAGGAAATTGAAGAACACATAAATAAACAAGCTCATAAATAGGAGGTATTCAAAATGAATGAGATTTTACTTAATATTTTATCGGTTTTACTAACTGCAGTTATTTTACCTTTAATCTCTATTGCAGGAACTCAACTGATTAAATTCATCAATTCAAAGATTAAGAATAATGAATTAGCTAAACAACTATCAACAGCAACTACTATCGTGACAAATGCGGTAAGAGTAGTATTTCAAACTTATGTTGATGCATTAAAGAAGAATGGAAACTTTGATAAAGAAGCTCAAGCTGAAGCTTTGACTCGAGCAAAGAATATAGCCTTATCACAAATCACTGAAGATACTAAAAAGTATATTGAAGATAACTATGGTGATTTCAATAATTGGTTAACAATTCAGATTGAAGCAACAATTGATTTACTGAAAAACTAACTTTTTCAAAAATTTTTTAGAAAAAACACGAAAAATCGACTATATATAATAATGAGGAGTCATGAATCCTCCGTAATTGCATAAGTTATCGTTGCTCGTGGACAGCGTAGTGCCTGGACCACGTTAAAAGGCCAGCGCACATTCGAACTGCGGAAGCAGCAGTAGGTCTTGCCTCAGGCCTTAAACCACAGATAGTGGAGAGGCTTTTATTTTTTTTATAGAAAATGTTTTCATAGGGTGTTTGATGAGTTTTTTCTCAAAAAGCACCCTTTTTTCTTTTGTTTTGAAAAATAAAACAAAGTTTTAAAATGGTTTTTATCAAATTTCATGTTCCGTTTCTTTAGGCTAATTTGACATATAAAAAATAAGTGATAAATTAAGGTTAGAATTGATTGTCGACAATACTAAAGATTCAGAAGGAAGTGATATTTTGATACTGGAATTAACTGATGAAGAGGCATATGTAGCTAGTATGCTTCTTAATGAAGAAATCTATACCGTTGAAGACCTGATTGATAAGTTCCATAAGTTTGATGATAACTCATCTGAGATTGATAAGCAGGACGCTGCTAACATGAAGCATCAACTTGAAGTAATGAGATCAATTGCAAATAAACTGAATAAATAATCAAGAATCGAGTCGTGGAGTAAAATCTGCGACTCTTTTTTATTTTCTGAATTCAAATCCCGAACTTTTGACACGATTTTCGGTCCTTAGACTTGAGGAGGTATGAACCTATGAATTTAAAAGAGCAAATAAGAACCTTAAGTCAAAAGGGTTATGGCTATAAGAAGATAGCTAAAGAATTGAATATTTCAATTGGATCAGTAAGAAACGCCTTAGTTGAGAATCCAAGCGATGAGGTGTGCAAGAACTGCGGTAAGAAGCTAAAGTTCGTTGTCGGTAAGAAAAAGAAAACGTTCTGCTGTGATAACTGCAGATACGATTACTGGAACAAGCAAAGAAGGGGTGGCAGGTAATATGACTCCTTTGGAAAGATATATGGCTTCAGTTAAGGTGCTTGAGAAGATGGTTAAGGAAGGCTTGATTAACGAAAAAGAGTACATGAAGGCAGAATCGTTCCTAGCTAAAAAGAACTGTATCAAACCTGACAGCATTTACCGTTCAAATCACTTGCTATTTCAAAGAAATAGAGTGATAGATAGTAATGCTAAAAAGGAGGCAAATAATGGATAGAAACATAATAAAAATTGATGCAGAAAAGCAATTAAAATCCAGAATCAGGGTTTGTGCCTATGCTCGTGTTTCAAGAGACAAGGATGCAATGTTCCAATCGCTATCAGCTCAGGTTAGCCATTACAATAAGATGATAAACAGCAACTCAGAATGGCAGTTCAAGGGAGTTTATGCGGATTATGCATTTTCTGGAACAAAGGAAGATAGACCGGAATTCCAAAAGATGCTGGAAGCCTGCAAAGCTGGCGAGATTGACCTAATCATCACAAAGTCCATTTCAAGGTTCGCAAGAAACACAGAGACAGTACTTAAGGTGGTAAGGGAACTAAAGGCTATGGATGTAGATGTTTACTTCGAGGAACAGAAGATCCATACGATTTCATCGGATGGCGAGTTCATGCTTAGCGTGCTTGCAGCTTATTACCAAGAAGAAGCCAGGTCGGTTTCAGAGAATATGAAATGGCGAATCAAGAAAGACTTCAGTCAAGGCATCATGTGGGGTGGCAGCAACAATTACGGCTACAAGTATGACATTGAAAACAAGACGTTCATTGTAGTCCCAGAAGAAGCTGCAGTAGTTAAGAGAATCTTTGAAATGTACATTGGTGGAGCAGGCTTTCAAAAGATAGCCAACATCCTAAATGCTGAAGGATTAAAGCCAATGCTTGCAAAAGAGTGGACCAAGAACAACGTGACAACGATCATCGGTAACTCAAACTACACAGGTGACCTAATACTGCAAAAGACTTACTGCAAGGATTACCTTTCTAAGAAAACCTGCAAGAACAATGGTGAGCTTCAAAAGTACCTAGTTGAAGAAAACCACGAGCCAATCATCACAAGAGAGATGTATCAAAGGGCTCAGGAACTTAGAAAAGAAAGAATAGCAAAGTATGATGTTAAGGCCAGAAAGGCAAAGAACAACTACCCTTTCACAGGCATTCTTAGATGCGGATGCTGCGGTGGAGCATACCATCACAAGACAACAAGGTACAACCTAATCTGGATTTGCAGAACCTACAACACCAAAGGTAAAGGATTCTGCTCAGGCAGCAAGCAAATAGATGAACGAAAGTTATACGAAACCATCAATCATTACTTTGGCTGGACTAATTTCAATCAAGACAAGTTCTTACAGAAAGTGGATAAGATTATCGCCAAGCCTGGAAATGAGCTAGAGATTCATTTGAAAGATGGAACAGTAGACACTGTCCATTGGGATGATAGGAGCCGTAGCGAAGCCTGGACTCCTGAAATGAAGGAAAAGGCAAGAATGCAAGCTATTAAGCAAAACGAATCAAGAGGAGGCAATCAAAGATGGCAAAAGTCAAAGTAATACCACAAACGATAAACCCAATGACAATGTCGGTCATTGGATCAACACAAAGAAGAAAGGTTGCAGCCTATGCCAGAGTAAGTACTGAGAACGAGGAGCAACAATCTTCATATGAGGCTCAAGTCAAATACTACACAGAGCACATAGCAACCAGACCAGACTGGGAATTCGTGAAGGTGTATTCAGATGAGGGCATATCAGGAACCAACACTAAAAGAAGAGTGGGCTTCAGAACAATGATACAGGATGCTATCGACGGTAAGATTGACCTAATCCTAACCAAATCGATATCGAGATTTGCCAGAAACACCCTAGACAGCATTTCATACATCAGACAATTGAAAGCCGCTGGCACTGAGGTTTACTTTGAAAAGGAAAACCTATGGACATTCGATTCTAAGTCAGAGATGGTCCTATCAATGCTTAGTGCTATAGCCCAAGAAGAAAGCCGAAGCATCTCAGAGAACGTTAAGATTGGCAAGCGTTGGCAAATGAAGGAAGGTAAGGTCACAATCCCTTGCAAGGCATTCTTAGGATACCAAAACATAGATGGCAAGATTACGATTGACAAGGACGAGGCAGCAATAGTCAGAAGAATCTACTCGATGTTCCTTAAGGATGGCATGACAAGGAAGGCTATAGCAGATACCTTGAAGGCTGAAGGAGTCCTTACACCATCAAAGAAAGGCTGCAACTGGACGGTCAACAACATCCAGTCGATACTTTCTAACGAGAAGTACAAGGGCGACGCATTGCTCCAAAAGGTCTATTGCGACGATTACCTAGAGCACAAGGTCAAGAAGAACAACGGTGTGTTGCCTCAATACTATGTAGAGAATTCCCACCCTGGAATTATCAATAAAGACGAATGGACAATGGTTCAGGAGGAACTTAAGAGAAGGGAAGGCATCAGATATTCATACCAAACAAGCAATCCTTACTTAGCTAAGCTAAGATGCTCGGAATGCGGGCACTTCTTCGGAATCAAGGTATGGCATTCCAACTCGATCCACAGAAAAGAGGTATTGCAATGCAACGGCAAATACAAATGCGGATGCAAGTCACCTAACCTTAGCCAAGATGAAGTTGACAAGAAGTTCATAGAAGCTTACAACCAAGTGATGGACAACAAGGAAGGCTTAATAGAAGACACCAAAGAGGTCATAGAAATGCTAAATTCAACCGAAGAGATAGATGCAAAGGTTCAAGCATTAGCGAATGAGATGGAGGAGGTTCAGCTATTGGTAGAGAACCTAATCCACGACAATGCCAGAAGGAACCAAGACCAAGAAGAGTACGAAAGACACTATCAAGAACTGGTAAGTCAATTCAATGCAGCCAAAGCCAAAATGAAATCCTTGCTGGAGGAAAAGCAATCAAAGCTAGACAGGATTGAGATATTCAATGCCTTCATAGTTTCCTTAGAAGATAAAGCAACCATCATAGATGAATTCTCAACCGATCTATGGAATTTGATGATACAGGATGCATTAGTCAACGAGGATGGAACGATTAAGTTTGTATTCAAGAACGGAATAGAAATAACAAAATAAGAATAAAATTAGCCCTTAAACACTAAATATAGGGCTTTTTATTTATCTAAAACAGTCTAAAATAATCTAAATTAGAATATGG